GCATAGGCCACGGCACCGCACTGACCACCACAGACGGCGACGGCTGGGTGATACACATACTGACTGCACCTGCAGTAAGGACGCCCACATGAAGTTCGACGGCAACGGCAGAGGCCACGGCTACCGCTACGGCTACGGCGACGGCGACGGCTACGGCGACGGCTACGGCTACGGCGACGGCTACGGCGACGGCGACGGCGACGGCAACGGCCACGGCAACGGCAACGGCAACGGCCACGGCAACAGCTACGGCAACGGCTACGGCGACGGCTACGGCGACGGCGACGGCCACGGCACTGCCCTGACCACCACAGACGGCGACGGCTGGGTGATACACATACTGACAACCGCCGCAATAGCGGCACAACAACCGCCGCAATAGCGGCACAACAACCTCCGCAATAGCGGCTAACTAGGAGAAAGGCAATGTTTAAACCGACACACATCGTAGTAGTGGAAAGCGGCTGGGTTTTTGCAGCGGTACTGGATGGCAACACGCAAGGGGACATTCGTTCCAGCGAATGTGCGGTAATCCGCACGTGGGGCACCACTAACGGGCTGGGTGAACTCGCGCTCAAAGGCCCGACCAGCAGTACCGTGCTAGACCGCTGCAACATCACGTACATCCCTAAGTCCAAGGTGTTGTTCACCATGGAATGCGCCCCGGTGGTGTGGATCAAGTGATCTGCACCCCGACTAAAATCAACCCGGCTTACTCAAATCTGAGTAAACATAACCAAGGAGCTAAACCATGTACGACCTGACAAATTTGAACGACGATTACCCCGAGCTGCCTGCGTTGAACTTCTCGCAGGCTCCAAAGATCGCTGTGCCGTCTATCTCTGGCAGTGCCATGCTGGTGGAGCTGTCAATCCGCAACTGGGCGGGGCGCAAGCTGGACAAAAGCGCAAGCCAGAAGGTGACCATCGACAACCGTGCCTCCACGGGCGTCGCCAACGTCAACAAGAAGCTGTTGGGTGACTGCGCCGAATTGAGTGCGGTGCTCAAGTTTGCGGCGAACGTGCGTAACTCTCACTACGCCATGACAATGCCGTGGTCTGACACGGGGCTGCGCCTGCTGCCCACCAGCCAGTACTTCAAGTACAACGAGCAGATGATCGCGCTCAAGGCCGAGTATTTCCGACTGGTCGAGGAGTTCCTGTCCTCTTACGGCTGGGAGATTACCCAAGCACAGGTCAAGCTGGGCGATCTGTTCAACCCCGACGAGTACCCCTCAGCGGCGTCACTGCAGAGCAAGTTCGGGTTCGGGTTCACCTACATCCCGCTGCCCGAGGCGGGTGACTGGCGCATTGACATTGAGTCCGATGCCAAGGAAGAACTGGCGCAGCACTACCAGTCCTACTACCGACGACAGCTAGAAGCAGCGATGGCAGACGTTAACCAGCGGGCGTATGACGTGTTGATCCGAATGTCCGAGAGATTGGACTACGAGGACAACGAGAAGAAAGTGTTCCGCGACTCTCTGGTGACTAACGTGCTGGAGATCGCAGACCTCATGGACGCCTGCAATCTGACGAGTGACCCAGCCATGAAGGGTAACGCCCAGACGCTGCGCGATCTGCTGCGCGGCATCGACGCCGACGATCTGCGTGAGGATCACAGGCTGCGCCGCGCCACCAAGAAAGCCGTGGACGAGGTGATTGCCACACTGCCCAGCCTCGGGTTCTGACCCACAAAATACTCAGATTTGAGTAAATCGACACCATGCGCCACATTCCGTGGCGCTCAACTAGGAGCAACACCATGCAACTGTACAACCTGAACCTTGAACAAGCCCACAACCTGATCCTTGCCTCCCGCTTCGCGCGAACTACTGTTCTCTTGCAGGGCCACATGGGCTGCGGCAAAACCTCTATTGGCAAGGCACTGGCCGCTGCGCTGCCGAGCCATGTGCTGTGCTACTTCGACTGCACCACCAAGTCACTGGGCGATGTTGTAGTGCCCAAGCTCAAAGACCTTGACGGCAATGACTACGTGCGATTCGCGCCGAATGAAGAGTTCGGCGTTCACCTGAACAAGCCCGTGATCCTGATGATCGACGAGTACGGCAAGGCCGATCCCAGCACCAAGAACGCCCTGCTGCGTGTCATGCAGGAGTTCCAGATCGGGTCATACCCGCTACCTGCAGGCTCTATCGTGTTCGCTACCACTAACCTCGGAACTGAGGGTGTCGGTGACATACTGCCCCCTCATGCTCGCAACCGCATCACCGTGGTGACACTGCGAAAACCCACAGCCATGGAGTTCATCGAGTGGGGGGTCAGCAACGGCGTGGATCACGCTGTCCTCGGGTGGGTCAAAGACAACCCGCACTGTATGCAGTCATTCGAAGAGGTCAAAGACCCCGACGAGAACCCCTACATCTACCACCCACGCTCTTCCCGTGCGGCGTTCGTCACGCCGCGATCACTGGAGAAGGCGTCTCACTGGGTCAAGCAGCGGGGTTCACTGGATCGTGCGACCCTCAACGCGGCACTGATCGGTACGCTGGGGCAGCAAGCTGCCCTCGACATGGCGGCGTTCCTCGACATGGCGGACAAGCTGCCGACACTGGAGTCGATCAAGCGCACACCGGAAACCGCACTGGTGCCGAGTAACGTCGCTGCACTGTGTATGGTGGTGTACCGCGTGCTCGGGTGTATCGAGAAAGACTGGGTGGAGCCGTGGCACACCTACTTGCAGCGTCTACCCAACGAAGCGCAGGCTCTGTTCGTCAACGGTGTGCGATCTTCCAAGTACAGCGAAACCCGTCGCGCAGCGGTGATGAACTCACCGGGGTTCACGCAGTGGGTGCACAAGTTCAGCTATCTGTTCGGGGGTGACCAGTAATGTTCAACGTCAAAGTGAGTGAAGAACAGCGCGTGGAGAAGGCAGTCAGCACACTGATGGGTGAGCCGTACCTGATGCCACTGGCACCAGTGATGATGCTCGGTAAACGCAAGATAGACGACAAGCTGCCAACCGCCTGCACCAACGGCATCGACGAGAAATACGGTCGCAAGTTCGTCGCCAAGTGTTCCGACAAAGCCCTGCGCGGCTGCCTGCTGCACGAGCTAGGGCACAAGATGTTCCGACATATCACCACATGGGATCACCTGTGGAAGAGAAACCCACGCAAGGCCAACGCCGCCGCAGATTGCGTGGTGAACCTGTGGGTGAAGGAGCTGATCGACAACGGCGTCAACGCATCAATGGATTGGCCCGAACCAGCAGTGTGCTTGCTCGACCCCAAGTACAAGGGCATGAGTGTGCAGCAGGTGTACGACTTGCTGCCTGATGACGAGGGTGACGACAGCGGCATGGACGACCACGACTGGGAGTCCGCGCAAGAGATGACGGACGAAGAAGTGCAGGAGCTGGCCGAGCAGATAGACTCCGCGCTGCGTCAAGGGGTGATGGCCGCGCAGAAAGCCGGTGATGGTAACGCGCTGGACTTAGGTCAACTGCTGGCCCCGAAGATCAACTGGCGCGAGGCGCTGCGTGAGTTCGTCACCACAACCTGCACAGGTAACGATTACGCCACATGGTCGCGCCCCAACCGCAGGTTTATCGGCGCAGGGATGTATATGCCCAGCGGCGTCAGTCAGCAGGTGAACGAGCTTGTGGTGGGGGTTGATACCTCCGGCAGTATTGACGCGCAGGCGCTGCGCGAGTTCTTGTCTGAGATCGCCGGTATCTGCGAGCAGGTAAAACCACAATCGCTGCGCCTGATCTATTGGGATCACCGTGTGCAGAGTGAGGAGGTGTACGACATGAACACAATGCAGAACATCGCCACATCCACCAAGCCCATCGGCGGTGGGGGCACGGACGCATCCTGTGTGCCGGACTACTTGCTCGAGAAAGGCGCTGCGCCGCAAGCTGTGGTGATGTTGACCGACGGGTACGTGTACTCATGGGGCCGCTGGGATGTGCCGGTGCTGTGGTGCGTGATCGGGTCAAAGGCTGTGCCGCCCGTGGGGCGTGTCGTGTACGTGGAGGCAGCGTGAAGTTCGACGGCAACGGCAACGGCAAAGGCTACAGCTACGGCGACGGCAACAGCTACGGCGACGGCAACGGCGACGGCGACGGCAACGGCGACGGCTACGGCGACGGCTACGGCAACGGCAGAGGCAGAGGCAGAGGCAACGGCAGAGGCAGAGGCTACGGCAACGGCACTGCCCTGACCACCACAGACGGCGACGGCTGGGTGATACACATACTGACTGCACCTGCAGTAAGGGGGAGCTTATGAAGAACGATGTAATTCGAGTGGAGTTTCGTCCAGACCACCAATGGCAGATTGAGGTCACCGCGTTCGAGCTTGATCCAGACCAGTTCGGTCTGGACAACTGGTACAAGTCGGTTGACTATATGCCTAAATGGATACAAGATAAGTTAAGAAAATTACAAATAATGCCGTCACCACCTCCAGAACACAACATCGACGGTATCGGCCGACGCATGGGAGCTAATGTCTTCTGGGTGTATCCGGACGACTAGTAACGGAGAAGCGAATGTTTTTTAAACCGTGCAAGAGCTGCTACAAGCTGTTTTCCTATAAAGCGGGGGAGGAGTGGAAATCGCACTGTTTACCTTGTTATCTGTCAAAGCAAGGTAAAACACAGGGGCCTCGACCAAACCCGAATCTGAATGCAACTGGAATACCGGACGATATTTTGCGAAAACTAATAATCCTATGTCACCCAGACAAGCACGGGAACAGTGAACTGAGCAACGCCACGACAGCGTGGCTACTAAACCTAAAACAGAAACGCGAAGAGTGGAAGAACTACAAATAACTACTGTTATCGAGGCACCGACATGGCAATGACGCCAGAGAAAAAAGTCAAACAACGCGCAGTCGCGCAACTCAAAACAATGGGTGCGTATTACTTCTATCCAGTGACCGGGGGTTATGGATCGAGCGGGGTGCCGGACATCGTGTGCTGCCTCAACGGCAGGTTCATTGGCATCGAGTGTAAAGCTGGGAAAGGAAAGACTACGGCCCTGCAAGAAAAGAACTTGAGCGAGATACGTGCCGCCGGGGGAGTAGCACTGGTGGTGAACGAAGAAAACGTAGACAAACTAACGCAGTTACTCAAATCTGAGTAAGTTGGGCAGGCCCCCAGCCGGAGGTGGGGTAAAACACCGGCAGCGCAAGAAGAGAGCGGGTAGTAAAAGTCTCCCCCGCCACGTAGAGACGACGCACTGGTTGCCCGGGCGGGAACAAACCTCTGGTGCCATCGAGGAAGCGTGCTTTGATTGCGTACCGGTCTCGCCAGCGGTGAAATCTGG